ACGTTCACCGGGAATGAAAGCGTTGCCTGATATTAAAATGGTTAACAAAATGAAGAAGGCAACTATTGAAGCTGCACAAATAGCAGTAGCGCCTCCTCTTCAAGTTCCTGATGACGGTGTACTTTTACCAGTGAAGATAGCACCTAGTAGTGTTAACTATTATCGTGCAGGAACTAAAGATAGAATTGAACCACTTGTTAGTGGTGTTAGAGTTGATATCGGTGAAAGCATGATGGATACTGTACGCACACAGATACGACAAGCATTCTTTATTGATCAACTTCAATTGGTTGAGAATGATCGGATGACTGCAACAGAGGTTATGCAGAGACGTGATGAACAACTTAGATTACTCGGACCGATACTTGGTCGCCAACATTTTGAACTTCTTAAGCCTCTTATTGATCGGGTTTTTGGTATTCTTTTAAGAAAAAATTTATTAGAGCAACCTCCGAGAGAGCTTGCTGGACGGGACTTAGAGGTTCGTTATACTTCACAGATAGCGAAAGCACAGAGAAGTGTTGATGCTGAGAATGCTATGCGAGCTATTCAAATGGCTGAGCCTTTCTTAGCTGCAGGTAATGCAGAGGTAATGGATAATTTTAATGCTGATGCTTATGTTCGTTACGGTGCAGATATTTATGGAGTACCGGAAGAGTTGTTAATGCATCCTAAGCAGATGCAACAGATGAGGCAGGGTAGACAAGAGGCTGCTCAACAGCAGCAACAGATGGAAGATGCTCAGGGAGAGGCTAACATAGCACAGACAATGGCGGGCGCGAATGCGCAGGATCAACAAGCGGAGGCGTAAATGTTTGGTAAAAGAGAAAAGAAGATAAGCGATACTATCATCGCTTATCGAAAGCTATTCGATTGTGAGGAAGGCACTAGAGTTCTTTATGATTTAATTAGATCATGTTGGGTATTAACATCAACATTCGATCCTAATCAAAATGAAATGATTTATCGGGAGGGAGAACGCGCGGTAGTTCTTCGTATCCTACGAACTTTAAATACTGACCCTGAAAGAATTCTGAAAATGATGGAAGAGGGTCGAGAACAGGAGGCACAGTATGACATTGCTGAATAATGATCCGGCACCAGAACCTACACCAACACCTGACCCTACCCCAGATCCAACACCGGGTGATCCACCTGCGTGGTTACAGGGAGTAGAGGAAGACTTTGTTAATGATCCTATCATGAAAGACATTGCTGATGTTCCTACGCTCGTAAAGAGCTATGTGAACGCTCAGAGGATGGTAGGCAAGGATAAGGTAGTCTTACCTGATTCAAACGCATCTGAGGAGGACTGGACTGCCTTATTTGGGAAGTTGGGTAGACCTGATGAGGCAACATACGAGGCAAACCATGATAATATCCAAGAAGATTTTACTAAAGAGTTTTATGCTATGGCGCATAAAGCGAATATGCTTCCATCGCAGGTCAAGCAGGTCATGGATTTCTACTCTGGCAAGATCACTGCGCAAGATGAACTAAACGACTCTACAGCAAAAGAAACAGTAGAAAATGCTATTACTGGGCTAAAGGAAGACTGGGGGGAGGGGTTTGATAGGAATGTCCACCGTGCACAGTCAGTTATTAAGCTTTTTGATGGAGAAGAAAACAAATTCAAGGAGTATTTGGATGAGTCAGGGCTAGGAAATGACCCTCAGTTGATTAGATTCCTTGCGAAGGTAGGAGAATCTCTGAAAGAGGATACCTTTCAACCGTCCATCGTGAACAACTTTGGGCTATCTGCTGAAGATGCACAGCGTAAGATCAATGAAGTCATGGGTAACTTTGACCACCCGTACCATAAAGCAGAACATATTGGGCACAATCAAGCAGTTGCCGATATGAAAAAATTATTTGAATCTGTAAGTTAGGGTATTGACACAAATGACATAGGCGGTTACCATAATATTAAGCATTGTTGGGACAACCGCCTAGTCGGTCCTTCAAAAAGGCAACGCTAGAACAGGTCTGGAAACAGGCAACCTATTCGTTGTTACATTAAATTTTTTTTTATTGTTTAACTTTTTAAAGGAGAGACACAATGTCTATCGAAATCACTAAAGCGATGGTGAATCAGTATAGCGCCAACGTATTTCATTTATCACAACAAAAAGGTTCTCGGTTAAGAGGACTAGTTAGAAACGAAAGTCAGAAAGCCGAAGCAGCTTTTTATGATCGTATCGGTAAAGTTACTGCCCAGAAAAAGGTAGGACGACACTCAGAGACGACTTATTCTGATACCCCACATAGCAGACGTAGAGTAACTCTAGAAGATTACTTCTATGCTGATTTAGTGGACAAAGAAGATAAGTTAAGAATAATCCAAAACCCAGAATCTGAATATGCTCAAGCAGCTATGAACGCTCTTGGACGTGCTATGGACGATGTAGTTATTGCTGCACTTCTTGGCAATGCATACAGTGGAAAGACTGGCTCTACAGCAGTTGCTCTACCAGATGCTCAGAAGCTTATCTCTCATACAGGTGCCGCAGTTTCAGGCCTCAATGTAAAAACTCTTAGAGCTGTTAAAAAGAAATTTAATGCTAATGAAACTGGCGACAATGGACTTTCATTTATTCTTAGTTCAGAAGAGATGGATGATCTTTTAGGTGAAGAAGAAGTTACTAGTTCTGATTACGCTGCTATTAAAGCTCTCGTACAGGGTGACGTAAATACTTTTATGGGATTTAATTTTATTCGTTCTGAAAGACTTCTTGTAACTGCTGCTGATATTACTGCTGCTGAAATTGTTAATGGTTCAGTTGATGGTGGATCAGTTACAGTTACAGCAGGAAAGAATAGATGTATTGCTTTTCAGAAAGAAGGTCTTATCTTAGCAATCTCTGCAAGCATTAACTCAAGTATTGATAAGCTTCCAACGAAGCATTTCTCTACTCAAGTTTATTGTTCAATGGGGCTAGGAGCAGCTAGAATTGAAGAAGAAAAAGTTGTTGAAGTAATTATTTCAGCGTAATTTAAAACAAAGGATTAAAAGATGGCAGATTTATATGGTTCTAATTATTCAAAAGCCTTCGTAAATGTTCCTTCTGAAAAGATTGAGCCCGGCGAGTACGCTGGAAAAATGAAGGTAGCTTACGATGAGTATGATCTTGATGGTCTAGGTGTAGTTCTTGCAGCTAACGACATCATTTACATGATGAAAATTCCTGCAGGTGCTAGAATTTTAGAAGCAATGATTGACTCTCCAAGTTTGGGAACAACTGGTATTGTTCAACTTGGAACAATCGCAGACCCAGATCGTTACATTGCTGCTGCTGATGCCGGTGGGCAAGCTGTTCGAGAGAAAATGCCTCTCGGAGCTGCAGGTGCATTTGAAGAGTTGAGTGCTGATACACAGCTAGCTCTTAAGTGTACTGAGATCAGTACAGAAATTACAGGTATCATCAAGGTAGCTGTTTACTACGTTATGGATTAACAAGATGGGGGTGTAAAAACCCCCTTCTTTTCTCAAAGGATTCGTTATGGCCTCATCGGTAGAGATATGCAATTTAGCACTTTATTTGGTAGGTTCAGAAAGAATCTCTGCGCTTACTGAAAACAATAAGCGTGCTAAGATTTGTAATGATCTATATGAAATAGTACGAGACTCTTTTCTTGGAGCTCACCCTTGGAACTTTGCGATTCGTAGAGTTGAATTAGCTAAGACAGCAACTACCCCTGAATTTGGGTTTGAGTATGAGTATCAATTACCTGCAGATATTCTTAGGATACTTACGCTAGAGTACGATGATATTAAATATCGTATAGAGGGAGATAAACTATTATCTGATGAAGCAACAATTAAGATAGAGTATATTGCTAAAGAAGTAGATGATTCTAAGTATCCATCATATTTTGTAGATGCCTTCTCAGCTAAACTAGCAGTACGTTTATCTTATCCATTGGTACAGAGTAATGAATTAAAAACTGAACTACGAGATCATGCAAAAGAATTATTTAGAGATGCTCGCTTGTATGATGCTCAAGAGGGAACACCTAGAAACCTTATCATGACTGACTGGACGGATGCGAGGTTTGAATGAAGTACGTTCATGCTCACAATGCTTTTAGTTCAGGTAAGCTAAGTGAAAAGTTACGCTCTCGTTGGGATACAAAAGAATATCCTAAAGGCTGTGAAGAATTAAAAAACTTTTTACCTTTAAAGACAGGAGGAGTTATTCGTAGGCCGGGAGCTTACATATATCCATACCTAACAAACTATTATAAATTATTTGAGTATGCTCCTCTTATACAAGGGCCTAGAGCGATAATGCCTTTTGTATTTTCTAGAACAGAAGCATACATAATTATTTTTTATTCTACAGGTAACTATAAAGTATTCGATGCTTTTACACATGAGCCACAAGAGATCACAGCACACAGTACTACCTATATAGATTACCCAGAAAATACTAATGTTGGTACAGTACAAGTAGGAGATATTTTATTAGCATTTGATTCTGTCGATGATACAGCTCCACACTTTACTGTGCAAAGAGAAATTAAAGCTGATGGTACTTACGCATTTAATATTTTCACTTATAAGTATTTTAGTAATCCACAAGATTCTGTATTACGCTTTCAAGGTGTTCCTTATAGAGATGCTAATATAGATCCTGATGTAGTTTTAAAAGTTAGTGTAACAGGTGGTACAGATGGAATAAAAAATCCTTCATCAACTGCAGTAACAGTTACAGCAGAAGATGCTGGTGGTACGCCTGTAGATTTTTTTAACTCTGCCCATGCTAGTGTTGAGAAAGGATCATACTTTAGAATTACTGATAGTGCTTCTCAGAAAGAAGGTGTTGTTGAAGTAACGGGATACACAGATGCTACTACAGTAACAGGATATATACGAGTTAACTTTGGTGCAGATGTTGTAGCTAATGGTAGTGATGACTGGCGTGAATCTTCTTGGTCTGAGTTTAGAGGGTTTCCTCGTAGTATAGTTTATTATAATCAACGTATGGTATACGGTGGGTGTAAAGGACAACCTGATACAGTATGGGCATCTGACCTTAATAACTTTCGCTTTATGATGACTGATGTTCTCAAACAAGATTCTTCAAGCGATGCTAGTGGTACTGGGTACTCTGGGGCATACATAACTGATAGACCTTTTAATTTTACTATCGCTTCTAAAGAAGTAAACATCATCAACTGGATGAACGTTACTGATATGCTTATCATTGGTACAGCAGGAACAGAATACGTTGTTGTAAAAATAGATGGACTATTCGATAGAACGCATCTTGATGTTAGATCAAAAACTAACCATGGGTCTAGTCCTGTTAATTCATTTCCATTAGGTGAGGAAGGTATAGGATACATCTCTCGTGATGGTAGAAGATTAAAAGAATTTAACTATTCAATAGATAACGGTAAGACCACAGACTTAGATTTATCTATTTTGTCTGACGATATATTAGATAATGATGCTTCATTTGTAAAAGCAGTATGGCAAGAATCAAGATCAACTCTATGGTTATTATCTTCTGATTATAAATTATATACAATCACTTTGGTTAAAGAAGCGGAAGTTGCCGCATGGACAGAACAAGAAATAGTAGCTAGCACTAATGGAAATCAAATACATGACATAGCTATACTCCCTTCTGTTGGTGGTACATTCGATGATGTATATTTATTAGTAGGGGATCAACAAGACTTAAAATATATTATGAGAATAGGTAAAGACTATGAGACATATTGTGCCGATCATAATGTAGAACGAATACTTCCTGAAAGTAATATTATTACTGATAGAGATATAGAATTTACTTACTATGCAACAGACGTAATATATACTGCTAGATTATCTGAGAGGTTCTCAAATAATTATAGATCAGGAGTAGGACTACAGATTGGTATGATAGTAACTATAACAGGAGGTACATTACCTTCTGGGCTTATACTGAACGATTCTTATTATGTAGTACCTGCCCCTAACAGTGATACCTATTATTTTTACACAGGAACTTTTCCTACAGGTACACGTGTAGATATTGGTGGAGGTGGACCTCGTACTTTTACTGCACGAGTAGATCAGTACACAACATACAATGCTCTATCAGGATTAGATTTTTTAGATACAACTATGTTAGAGGCTTACGGAGAC